ATCACATAGACTAGAAGATAAAATCGACAACCTTTATAACGTTCTTATAAACGAAGGTGTCAAGACTAACAAAACTAAAAAATCAGAAAAAACCGAACTTTGATTATTAATATAATATATATAAACTATAATATATACTAATATATAAATATATAATATATAGCCCTTATCTCTATAGATAAGAGGGTATCACACTTTTTGTGATTTGTCAAATGAAAATAAAAATCCCTACAAAATGATATAATTTATCATATAGAGCCAGTGTCTGATACTCTCTCTCATACCCACATCAGGCACTGGTTCTTTTATTTATAGTGTATAATAATCTTATGACTAATACAATTCCTGACAACTTTGGTGCTGACCCAGCATTTGTGCAATGGAAAGTCGTTCGTGGCGATACCGCCCGAATCCGTATTGAATTTTATGAAACAGACGGAGAGACACTTTACAACATCTCCACCTGGACATTCAAGAGTTCTGCCTATGACCTAAAAGATGGTGGTTTTGATTTATTGACAGTAACTGCTGGCACTGGATATGTCGATATTACCGCTCCTGCTTCACTAACAAAAACATGGGGTACTGGTCAGTCAACTGTTGTTACCGAGATGTCATTTGATTTGCAAGTAACCATCAACTCTGAAATCTGGACACCAGTTATTGGTAAGATTACCGTACTTGCTGATGTGAGCATTAACGCCTAATGCCTACCTACTACTCGCCAGCAATTTTAGGGCAAGTTGTTCCTAACAATACCAATGACGTGATTATTAAAATTATTAATCAAGGTCAATTGCCGATAGTTAAACTTATTCTAATGCCAGGAGCCAAAGGCGATACTGGTAGCCAAGGAAGCCAAGGAATTCAGGGAATCCAGGGTATTCAGGGTATCCAGGGACCAGCAGGTGCTTTAGGAAATCTAACTGTTGGAGAAAGTCTTAACTACAACTCTGGAACAAACACTTTGACCATAACTAAAATTGATGGAGGGACTATCTAATGGCTAATATTGTTAAGATTGTTCCTAAAACTATTACCCCAGCAGTTGTAAAGATTGCTGGATTGGTTGGTCCATCTGGAACTTTTTCAAACACTACAGCCCCAGCACATAGTTATGGACAAAGCGGAGACACAGTAGGTATGGTCGCATTCGACTCGTCATACTTTTACTACTGTACTGCTAACTATGTAAATAACTCAACAAACATCTGGAAACGAATACAGTTCCCATCCACTACTTGGTAGTGCTATAATAGATATCGAACAAAGGATTTAGGTATGAAAATCGCAGTTTATACAATTGCACTTAATGAAGAAAAGCACGTTGAACGTTGGTATAACTCCGTAAAGGATGCTGACTATTTACTTATTGCTGATACAGGTTCTTCTGACCGTACCGTTGAAATTGCTAAATCACTTGGCATCAATGTATTCAATATCTCAATCAAGCCATGGAGATTTGATACTGCCAGAAATACAGCCCTAGCCTTACTACCAGACGATATCGATATGTGTGTATCTCTTGATATGGATGAAGTTCTTTCTGAAGGTTGGAGAGAAGCCTTAGAGCAAACAACAGGAAACCAAATCACTTATGTTTTTAATAATGAAGAAAATTTTATAAATAACCGTATTCATGCTAGACATGGATTTATTTGGAAATTCCTAATGCATGAAGGCTTACAACCAGATAGAACAGAAGTTATAGATGAATTTTGTCCTGGTATAGAAGCAACCCATATTCCTGACCTAGAAAAATCTAGAGGACAATATTTACAGTTACTTAAAGATGCATTAAATGAAAATCCAGAAATTGGAAGATACTATAAGTATCTAACTAAAGCATTAGTTGCCGAAGGTAATCTACAAGAGGCAGAAGAATATTACCTTAAAGTTTTAGATATTCCTAATTTTACTAATGAAGATACTGCTCGTGTATATAAGATTCTTTCAGAAATCATACCCGAAAAAACAGGAGAATATTTACTTTTATGCCTTGAAACTGCACCACATAGACGAGAACCATATTACTATATTGCTAAATGGTATGCAGAGCATGAACGTTGGGAAGAATGTCTATCTTGGTGTAATAAAGCATTAGAGATTACACACATTATCGCAGATGTATTTAAAGATAATGATGCTTGGGGACTACCAATGCAAGAAATGCATCAAAAGGCTCTATGGTATACTAATAAAGAACAAGGGATTAAAGAATGAAAATTGCAGTATACACAATTGCTCTTAATGAAGAAAAATTTGTAGAGCGTTGGTATGAATCCGCTAAAGACGCAGATTATATATTAATTGCTGATACAGGCTCAACAGATAAAACTATCAAAATTGCTAAGAAACTTGGTATTAATGTTATTGATGTTTCTGTTAAACCATGGCGTTTTGATGATGCTAGAAATGCAGCCCTTGCTGCCCTACCAGATGACATTGACTATTGTATTTCTATGGACATGGACGAAACCCTTTCTGAAAACTGGAGACCAGCAATTGAAAAAATGACTGGTACTCAAATCGAACATATGTTCCACTTTACTTTTAGAGATAAAGAAGAGAAGCATCCAGAGAGTGCATTTATTGCATGTAGAGTTCATCAACGTCACGGATACCGCTGGAAGTGGCTAGTTCACGAAGCCATTGTCCCAGACAGAATAGAGCCAGTTGTAGAATTCTGTGAAGACTTTGTTATAGAACATCACCCAGACCCAGATAAGTCTCGTGAACAATATGACAAGATGATTGAAGATGCTTTTAATGAATATAAGATTGGTAGATACTACATCTACCACGCTATGCAATTAACTAGTTTTGACAGGCTAGATGAGGCTGCTAAAATTTGGAAGGGATTCCTAAAACTTGATGAACCTATCACAAGTTTCAATAGGGCATCAGCATACCGCTGGTTAGCCAAATGCGAACCTAAGAAACAAAAGTCATATTGGAGAAAATCTTTAAAGATTATGCCAACCAGAGAAACCTATCTTGAACTAGCAATTTATCACTATAATAAGCAAAATTGGAGAAAGTGTGAATACTATGCCAAGAAAGCCCTAGAGATTAAAGTTCAAATAGATAGTCTTTTGCGTGGTAACTGGTCTTGGGGATACCTTGGACATAATCTTAAATCAGCCGCTAGATACAATAAGAAATTATTCAGATGGTCTAAATCTTACAAAGAGAAGAAAAGAACTGTATCTATTGGCTCCAGCATCACTCATAATTTTAAGTTATTTGAAGACTAAGGCTGTGCTATAATTAGTTTATGGCTACTCTAATTGGTTCAGGCTCAACTTTGCTTGCTACATATATTCCAGACTTAGCGGATACCGCAAATATTCAAACTGCTCTTAAGCAGTTATATTATGGTACTTCTGGTGCAACACTTAGTCAAACTACTGGTATCTATGGTGCTCTATATACTCTTTATACTGGAGACCCAACTCTTGCTGGTAACGTAACTATTAGTGGAAATCTTACTGTAAATGGAACAACAACAACCATTAATTCTACAACTGTAAATGTGGATGATGTTATTATTGACCTTGGTGCAGTTGCTTCACCAACAGATACTACTGCAAATGGTGGAGGTATTGCTCTTCTTGGAACAACAACAAAATCTATTCTTTGGGCTAATGATACCAACAATAACTGGACATCATCTGAAAACTGGAATATTGCATCTGGAAGAGCCTATAAAATTAATAACGTTGCAATTGCTTCTGGAACAGGTGCTGACCTAGTTCTAGGTGCTAACGCATCTACTACAATTGCTATTGGTGCTAATGGTGGTACCGCAACAATTCTAAACCCAACTGTAACATTGACAAATGCAACTGCACTTAACTTAAATGGTGCTACATCAGTCACAGTTGCAGGTTCAGCCGCTACAACTGCTAACGTTTTTAACACAACGCAGACTACAGTAAACGTAGGTCAGGCAGCCACCACTCTCAGCCTTGGTGCAACAACAGGAACTGGAAGCATTAGAAATGCAACTGTTACATTTCCTAACGCAACAGCAATGACCCTTGGTACTACGTCACCAACAATTACTTTTGGCACAGGTCCAACTCTAACTACAGCATCTGGAACAGTAACACTTTTCAATACTGGAGCAACTACTCTAACCATGGGTGGAGCAGCAACAACCATGACCATTGGTTCAACTTCAGCAGGAACTACTACTGTTCAGGCTGGTACAACCTTAAACCTAAATGCTCCAGCAGTAAATGGTAACGCAGCCACTCTTGCGTTATTTGCTACTCCTGCAACAATTACTGGTTTTGCCGCTGCAACATCACTAACACTTGGTTCAACATCTGCTGGAACACTCACAATAAACAATCCAACTATTGCAACCAGCGTTACTACTGGAACATTGGCTTTATTCAATACAGGTTTAACAACAGCAACAGTCAATATGTTTGGTAGCGTAACATCTGGTACTATTAATATTGCTTCATCTACAGCAGGAGCAAAAACAATTACTATTGGAACTAGCACAGGTTCTACTACAATCAACGGAACAGTTATTAACTCTGGTGACGGTGTAATTTTAAAAACAGCATCATTTACAGTTGGTGCAGGAGAAAGAAACTATAACGTAACTGGAACTGCATCAGTTACAGTTACTTTGCCTACAGCAACTGCAGGTAGAACAATTAATATTGTAAATAAGGCAGCATTCACTATTGTTTCAGCATCATCTAACGTTTATCCAAGAACGACAAATACCTTGGGAACAGCAATTTGTGCTGCTTCAGCAGGTTCTTGGGCAACCCTTGTCGCTGATGGAACTAACTGGTATGTAATGGCTGGAGCATAATTCTAAATAGTAGGAACAATTCTTACAAATCTTATTTGACTATTTTTATAATCGCTTAATGGCTCAATAACTGTAGTTCCATAGTAAATATTAGAATTTACTATTTTACCTTTACCAATGTAAATACCAGAATGATAAAAATTAGTAGAACCATTATATGCAAATACAACTATGTCTCCAAGTTTTGGATTAGAAACTCTTTTACCCATATGTGCTTGTTTGTTGGCGGAATGTGGAAGTTCAATCCCAAATTGTTTATACATCCAAACAACCATTCCAGAACAATCCCAGCCATAAGGTGTAGAACCAGAAAAAACATATGGAGTCTTATTTACACGATGAAATATTTTCATCAGGGTTTGTTTCATTTTATAGGTATTATTATTTAATTTAGCAGTGTGAACTAAATCGATTGTAAAATTATGTTGCTTTGTAACAACATTGTTATTAGGCATTTCAGCAGCACTGGCTTGAGGGGTAACACAACCAGTCAGAGTCAAACTTAAAATTCCTGTGGCGAGTAATCTTTTGATTTTTAAATTATTCATATTTTCCTCCTTAATAGAAAAACACCTTTTTGAAGGGTGTTCATATCAATTATACCACTCATTAACCTAAAAGTCCATCTTTTGTGCTATAATTTATATACACAATCGAAAGGATAATATGTCTATCAATATTGATTCATATCTAGATTCAGACCAGAAGAGGTCTGTACTAACACAAAGACTACAGCAGTTTGCTGTTGAAGCATATCAGCACCAACTTAACAAGAAGGTTGCTCATCTTGCTGAAGATACAGAAAGTGCAACACAGTCAGAGAAAACTCTTGAATTACTTGCTAATGCAATTAAAGTTTATCAAGATGAGTTAGATACCTTGCCAGAGTTGGTACAAGAGTAATATGACAGTTCAGCGTCAGAAAAGGGGTACAGCATCCCAATGGGGCAGTGCTGTAAATCCCCTATCTGATGCTGAAATTGGTTATGATACTACGAATAAAGTTTTAAAAATTGGTGATGGCTCAACAGCCTGGTCAAGTCTTAAAGGTATTTCAATTGGAAATAGGATTGAATTGGTTAATACTACTAGCACACAATCAATAACTTCTGGTGGTAGTGGCGATGCTGTTGGAACATCTACATCATCAAGCCAATGGACTACTGTTGAAAATACTAATTCTAATATATTTACATTAACATCTTTCAATACAATAACTTGTTTAGTTGCTGGAAGATATTCAATATCTGGTGCAATTAGATGGGATACAAATACTACCAACCGAAGAGGTATTTGGATTTTAAAAAATGGAACAGTAAGCCTTTATAGTCAATTAATTCAGGCTATAAATGGAACTAGACAAAATATTGCTATTCCATCAATTAAATTAGCAGCAAATGATACTTTACAATTAATAGCCTTTCAAGATGGTGGTGCTGGCGTTTCACTAGCATCTACATCTACAGTTCCAAATAACTTTATTGTAGAATACTTAGGACCATAATAATTTAGTTTATGAAACATGCTATAATTTATTATGAAAAGGATGATATAGTATGCCAACAATGCAACAAAAAAGAGGAACAGCAAGTCGCTGGACTTCAACAAACCCTATTTTACTTGCTGGTGAGATTGGAGTAGAAACCGATACCAATAAAATTAAAATTGGTGACGGTACTACTTATTGGAACAGTCTTGGCTACACAAAAGTTGACCCACAAACCATTTCTTATACCCATACACAAAATGCAAGTCTTTCCGTATGGACTATTACACACAACCTGTCTTTTAAGCCAAATGTTGTAATAACAGATTATAATGGTAATATACTAGAAGGCGATATTGCATATATCAGTAACAACCAAATTACTGTGACACTTTCATCACCTTACATAGGATATGCGTACTTGTCTTAGAAGGAGAATAAAAAATGTCAAGAAAGTTTTTAACCAACATAGATTTAAATAGCAATCTATTGTTAAACCCAGTGCTAAATAGCACACATGGTGCAGGAACAACTGCAGGTGCTTTATACTACTCAGGTGGTAGACTAGTATTTGGTAATGGTTCTGCTACCCTGAACGTAGCCACTACCGCTGATACTGTAACAGTTGGAACAACTGCTATTACTATTGGTTCATCTGCAACAACAATTGCAGGTCTTTCTTCAGTTACTTCAACAACTTTTGTAGGTGCCCTTACAGGAAATGCATCTACCGCAACTACACTTCAAACTGCTAGAACAATTAACGGAACCTCCTTCGATGGCTCTGCCAATATTACCGTTACTGCAGCAGCAGGGACTCTTACTGGCTCTACCCTAAATTCAGGGGTAACAGCATCCTCTTTGACAAGTGTTGGAACTCTAACAAGTCTTACAACATCTGGAGATGTAACAGTTGGAGGAAACCTTACCGTTAATGGCACAACAACTACAGTTAACTCAACAACCATTACAGTTGATGACAAAAACCTTGAACTTGGTTCTATAACATCACCAGACAATACAACTGCTGATGGTGGAGGGATTACTCTAAAGGGTACAACTGACAAAACTTTTAACTGGGTTAATGCAACTAGTGCATGGACATCATCAGAAGACCTAAACCTTTTAACTGGCAAGGTATTTAAGATTGCTGGAACAACTGTTCTTAATGCAACAACTCTTGGTTCTGGTGTAGTAAACTCTTCACTTACCAGCGTTGGAACACTAACAAACCTAACTGTAACCAATACAATTACTGGTTCTGTTTCAGGTAACGCAGGAACAGTTACAAATGGAGTTTATACAAGTGGTTCATATGCAAACCCATCATGGATTACAAGCCTTGCATGGTCAAAGATTTCTTCCACACCAACTACACTATCTGGTTATGGAATTACCGATGCTGCACCTCTTGCATCACCTGCCTTGACTGGTACTCCAACTGCTCCAACAGCAACTGCTGGAACTAATACAACTCAGATTGCTACTACAGCATTCGTAACAACAGCAGTAGCCGCTGTTACTGGATTAAAAAAGTATACCGCAACTAATGCATCTATCACTCCATCATCTGGAACTGCAACATGGTCTATTCCAGCAACAACACACTTGCTTGGAAATACCCCAGGAATTCTAGTTCAAATGTACGAAGTTTCTACTAGTCTATTAGTTGATGCAGACTTTAAGGTTGACCAGACTGCAGGTTCTTCTGCTCCAACTGGAGATGTAACTATTACTTGGAATGCATCTACAACTGTTTCTGCAGGAACTTACCGTATTGTCCTAATTGGATAATCTGGTATAATCTATATATGGCAATAAAACAATTATCTGGAATACAGTTACCAGCATTATCTAAAATAAATATTGATGGTGAACTTACCCTTTCTACAGCAGCAGGAACTTCTGGACAAGTTTTAACTTCGCAAGGTACAGGTGCAACACCTATTTGGACTACTGTTTCTGGAGGTGGTTCTGGGTTTACTGGTGCTGGTACATCTATTACAGGTATTACTGGAACAATAGTATCTGGTAGTGCAACAGTAACTGGAACTTCTATAACCCTTTCTGCTGGTGGAGCAAACAGCACATCTAATGGAGCAGATAATATTACAGGTGGAAATCTTAATATTAAATCTGCAGATGTTAGTGCAACTGGAAATATAACAGGCACAGTTAAATCTGGTAACGTAAATATTAACGTAGGATATGTAAATGATTTAGGTACTGCATCTGCTCTTACTCCTGGAGATATAAATATTGGAACAACATATGCAAATAATCTTTATTTAGATGCTACAAATTCTACAGGTTCTGGCTCAGTATATTTAGGCAATAATTATGCAGCAAACGTTTATGTTGCTAACAGTTCAAACGCAACAAGCACAACAATTCATTCTGGTGGTACAAAGAACGGAAACAGTTTGACCCTTGGTTCTAATATATCTGGAAGTTCTGTTTATCAAACTACTATTTATTTAGGAACCAATAATGCTACAAGCACTTCAGTGCGTATAGGAACTAATACTATTTCACTTTCTCATAACTTATTATTTGGAAAAACATTTTTTCAACAACCTTCTCCGCCAACAACTATAACAACTGCCAGAACTCTTACCTATACAGATTTGCTTACTTTTATTGTAGTAACTAGTGCAACTACTGGTACATTTACACTTCCAACTGGAACATTAATGGATACAAATATTCACAATGTCTATACAGATATAGCATTTCAATGGTCTTTGATTAACACTGGTGCTTCTGGTTCTGTGACCATGGCTGCTGGAACAGGTCATACATATGTTGGAAATACGACTGTTAGTTTTGGTACGTCCGCTAGATTTAGTTCTCGTAGAACTACTACAAATACTTGGATTACATACAGAATAAGTTAACAGTGTTTGACTTTTCTTAAAACTGTGGTATACTTTATACATCACAGTTATGGAAAGGTGGAAACACTATGTCGGAATTTTTTTCTTTTACCCTACCAACAGATTTTGTCGAAAAGTATAAAACGTTGGAATCACCCTTTGGATTCGTGGATGCAGGTGGCAACGCACTAGGTGAAATTACCTTTGTTCGCACTTACTCACGAGTCAAAGAAGACGGAACCAAAGAACGCTGGTACGAAGTTGTACGCAGAGTTATTGAAGGTATGTATTCTGTCCAGAAAAACCATGCAAAGGAGAATCGTCTCCCTTGGAATGACTATAAGGCACAGAAGTCTGCTCAAGAAGCATTTGACCGTATGTTTAATCTAAAATGGACACCTCCAGGTCGTGGAATGTGGACATTTGGTACCCCACTCACAATGGAAAAGCGTAACTCTGCTGCTTTGCAGAATTGTGCAATGGTATCTACAAAAGACCTAGACAAAAATGACCCAGGTCAGTTGTTTGCTTGGGTAATGGATGCACTTATGCTTGGCATTGGGGTTGGTTTTGATACTCTTGGAAAAGACAAGAACTTTTCTATTTATGCACCAACAGAACCAGAAGTAACCTACGTTATTCCTGATAC